TCTGTTTCAGGCGTTCCAGCTTGTCCGGGGTGCTTTTCCCAAACGGGTTTTTTTCGAGCGGCTTCAGGTCGCCCAAGCGGCGGCGTTCAATTTTCCAAATCAATACCATAGTAAAAATTTTGGCAAACCTAAAACTTGGGGAAATCCCATAAAAGGACAATCGCAGCCCTAAATCAGCGCAATCGGCGTAACATTGCAAACAGTTTAAAATTAATCGGCTAAAAATCAGCATCGGCAAAGGGGGCAAAATCAGAAAACAGATTTACGCTTCTTTAAAGAGAGCGACCCGCCCCGAAAGCTAAGCGCAATTGCACGGCGTTTTGAAAAGGGAAATATGACGGGATGCTTGGCGTGGTGCGGGTTGCCCGGTTACCGGATCGTAACTTCGCCAACTGAGTGTGAACTCGGTCTATTCTTCATTATCTTAAGATAACGGCGGCGGCACATCAGGTACTTGAACGCATCAGAGTAGTTGGTTGATTCGGCAGGGAGGCGGTGCGTTGCCAGCTTCTCACTGCGCTTGTCTTTCTTCACATTGCCTTTGTTGTCCTTCACCACAGGCGCCAGCTCGAGGCTCGATTTTAGCTCGCGGCACTCATGGGCGTCAATCTGTAGTTTGGGCAAATGCTTGTTCCTGCCGGCCATCATTTCATTCATCAGGTCGAACTCTTCGGAGTGGGTTATGTTGGGCTGGCCAACGCTCATCAGCATCACGCTCCATCCTGTGCGCTTGCCCTCTGCGTCGTTCTCGATGTCATGCTTCAGTTTGTTGGCAAAGTCCTGCTTGGCCTTGCTGTACTGGTTAGCTGCGCGGTCATAGTATAGGTGCAGGGTCTTTCGTTTGTGGTCAACAAAGAATGAGAGGAACTTATTGGCCAGCTCACGTATCCACTCAGGCGTTATCACGTGCAGGTTCTTTAGCACACGGTAGGTGCTGCCCTGCTCCTGCCCCATTACCAGGCTCATCATGTTGCCTGCATCAAAGCCGCCTTCGATGGGCTGGTCGTGCTGAATGTACTTCAATCCCCGGCTGGTCTGGGTAATGTTGTCCATCAGCCCGAACTGGTCATAGTACTGATAATCGTAACTGTCGTAATAGAAATGAGTATCCTTCAGGTTGCCATAGAAGCGTGCGCCTTTCTCTAACGTTGCTTTGATGGATAGCACGCTGCTTTTGAATTCCTCAAATTCGAGGGTGTCGAACAGGTTTTTGAAGTAATTCAGGGTAAGGATATCGGCGTTGGCAAAGCTGCTGATAATGTAAAAGAATGTGCTACCGGCTCTGATCTTGTTCAATCGTTTGGTCCAGTTTTCCAGGTTGCGCTCGATGTTCTTTATGTCGCGTTCGGTCTTTAGCTCATCCCGCCTGGCGTTAAGCAGTTCGATGTTAAGATCGTTCACCACCAGCGCGGTCTGGATGATCTTAACAATCTGCTCTTTGTTCATGTTTTTTTCGAGCCTTAGCACCCAGTCGTATTCCCCGGAGTTGACATTCGGCATGTCGGTACAGAATGTTTGCCCCATAAAATAGTGGGAATTTCCGTAAAGCATAGCATCGCCGCGCAACGTAGGAAACAGCTTGCTTACCCTGTCCTCGCGGGCAAATTTGCACTCATCAATAAAATGGTGAACAACCGATATCCCGGCGCTGATTGATGACCGGTCTAATGAGATCAGGAAAAACTTGTTACCCAGGTAAGTTGAAATCGTGTGTTTATAGCTGAATGTTTTGATGTAGGGCAATGGCCATCCTGCAGGCGGTTCTTTATCCACTACATAATGACCAAATCCGGTAGCGCCATCGTACTCATACCACTTTTTGCGCTCCCATCCGAGCAAAACGCTGGGAACGATGTTGGTCATCAGGTTAACATAGGTATCAGCCACGAACGCGAACGGAGCTCGCGGCATGTCCTGGCAAATGTCAATAGAGCGTTCGGCAATGATGTCGGTGGATTTGGCAGTACCGCGGCCTCCAATAAAAACCAGGTTTTTCGGCTTTATCAGGTCAATCACGAGCTTGATCCAATTGGCAAATCTAACCTCGGTCTCAACTTCAGTTACCAGGATTTTTCTTGTCTTCATTCAGGATTTCTTCGAATAATGTAGCTTCACTCACTCCACTTTCCCTGTTTAACCTGGCGCGTTCGCGTTCGGTGATGTCCGGGATTTCGTCAATGAATTTGGCAAGCTCCAGGCGGGATGCCGTAGGGATGCCGACTTGTTTCGGGTTAATTGTGTAAATGATCACAGGCTTTTGCTCCATTTCCTTCGGCACATTTGCGCGTTCATCGCCGCCCACACCCCTCATTTTAGCTGCATCCAGAAAGCATTTCCGGGCGGTTTCCAGATCGTCGGTTTCGAGCGCGTAATAGGCCAGCTTATCAAGGTGTTCGGCATACACATTTTCCCAGGCTTTTTGCTTAATCTGGTTGTCGCTGTAAAAGAAGTTCAGCGCGTCAATGTAGATTTGTGTGGCCATGTAGCGGCTCAGGCCGTACTGGTCCGACATGAGGGTGTTCAGTATAAAGCTTTTCGTTTCGTATTTGGAATACAGCGCCCGCACCATGTCGAGCAATTCCATGTACATTATCAGGTCTTCGGGCAAATTGCTGCCCTTGCCTGTTTTGATGTAGTGCTGCAAAACGTCCAGATTCACGCTTCTAACTGCTTCCGAATATGCGGTGTTTTGCCTCCTTAGCTCGAGCGTCTTTTTCTTTTTTGTCATATCTCATGGTGGCAAATGAATTGCCGATTTTAGCCAGTTCAAAGTTTGCCTTGTCAATTTTTACCTGCGCCGAAAGCTTGCCGCGTTCGTAATGATACCGGAACACCGAATCCTCGTTGGCAAACTCCTGGTAAAGCAAATAAGCGGGCACGTCAAGATAGATGGCGATTTGCTTCACAGTGTAGTTAAGCGCCGCCAGCGTTTCGATCTCCGATTTCTGCTTTTCATCAAATTCCATTTGAAAAATTGATTTTTGGTTGTTTTCCGGCGTGACGGATGCGTGCGGCGGCAATTTCGATGTAGTCGGGTTCGCGTTCGATAAGGATATAGCTCATTTGTTCCAAAGCTGCGGCGCAGCCTGTGGTTCCGCTTCCGGCAAAGGGATCGAGCACCACGCCGCCGGGAGGCGTTACCAGGCGGATAAGGTAGCGCATCAGGGCAATAGGTTTGACGGTGGGGTGGTAGTTTTTTGCCGGTGCTTTTTCACAACCATATTTACCACTTGATGAATTAATATCTTCAAGATAATCTCCTATGCCACCGCCACCGCCACCTCCTACTGTTTGTTTTAACTCCATCCCTTCCAGCCCTGCATCTCTTTCGCTTTTTGAGGCTTTGGCGCAGTAGAAAAAGCGGGCGGCGGAGCCTTTGTCATTACCATAATCAGATTGCACTATGCCACCGCCACCACCATAAGAGGTAACTCCACTTCCGCGTTTATGCCCAAAGTTTAAAGCCCCGCTTTGCGTTTCCGGCATCAGCTCCAGCACCTCATCGCTGCCGTCGTGGATAAAGTTGGCGGGGAAGCGGCCAGTTGGCTTATACATTAGATAATTTGGGTTTCCTGCATCAACGCCTTTAAAAAAGTTATTTTTTGCTCTACCTTCGTTTGTTGCATCTGTGCCAATTCTATTATCCGTTTCATTACCGTATTCCACCCTGCACCCGTCAATATTCAGTCCGCCGGTTCCCCATTTCAGCACGTTCTCGGCAACGGTTCCGGTGAGCGGCTTGCGGGCTACTGTGATCGGTTCAAGGGCGGGCTTCAGGGCAGTGCCGAAGCCTTCAAAGTCGGATTGGCCTTTGGTTGTTTTTGAGTTTCTTTCCCACATTGTAACCATTCCGCTTGGATTGTGAACTCTCCCTTTAGATGGCTCTGCTCCTCTATTTCTACCGTCTGCGCTTACATTATCAACAACCTCCCTCTCATTCCCCTGCAACTTGTCAACTGCTTTGCCGATGTTCAATGATTTTGGGAAGCCGGAACCATACACCCAGGCAATCATATCGCGGATTTCAAATCCTGCATCCTCGATGCGTACCGCCATGCGGTGCTGTGTGCGCGTGCCGGCAAAGGCTAACAGGTGGCCGCCGGGCTTTAGCACCCGCAGGCACTCCCGCCAGATGTCCTCACCCGGCACGTCGTAATCCCATTTTTTACCCATAAAGGATAACCCATAAGGCGGATCGGTAACAACGGAATCCACACTGTTGTCCGGCAGCGTCTTTAACACTTCCAGACAATCACCAAGTAATATTTTTTCTGTTTTATCCATCAATCAATGCCTATCAATGCCTTTTTTCTTTATTCTATATTCAACAGCGATTTCACAATCTTAAGATCGGTCTCATAGCCGGCAATGCGTTCCTGGCGTTGTTTGAGCAAGTGCGGTTTGGGGTCTTCATCCAGCTTCTTCTTGTTGCGCCAGATAT